GGTCTGCAGCGTCAGCCCGAGATCGTCGCCTGCGGTCTCCTTGTTCATGGTGTAGAACAGATCTCCGGTGCCGCCCTCGGCGACGGTCTTTGCCGTCCAGAGCGCGGCGTTGAGCTTGGCAGAGAACGGGTTCGACCCATCCGCCGTCGTACCGACACCGAGGAGCGCCATGTTCTGCAGCGATGCCGGGGTGATGCCGACCCAGCCTGCGCCGTCGTAGACCAGCAGCAATCCTTCGTCCTCGATCCATGCCCGCCAGCCCGTTCGCGGCGGCAGCCGCAGCCAGGCGCCGTCGGTCCAGAGGGCGATGTTCAGATCCCAGCCCACCCAGTCGCCGGTGGCGCCCGAGGCGACAATGTAACGGTCGCCATCGGCGGGGCTGCCCGGCGGCACGGTCAGATCCCGGTCGCGAACGGAAAGCTGGACGAGCCCGTCGAGGATCCGCAGCGCCTCGTTATGGGTGACGTGCTTCTGGGCCTGCGCCGCGAGGATGAAGGGCAGCAGCAGATGGGTCGTGGCGTCGGACATGGGGTGGCTTTCAGAACGTGAGCGTGACGGTCTTGGGCGCCCCCCGCCCGACGAGGGCGGAAAGCTGGAAGATGCGAATGTCGAGCGTGTCGCCCGGGCCGAGCAGCGCGCCCCAGTCAGCGGTCTGGTCTGCGGCGGTGTAGATCGCGCTGGTGGTGGCCGTGCTCAGCACCCGCTTCACGGTCGCGCCATCCAGGACCTCGACCTCATAGGCCTCCAGTTCCTCGGCTAGCGGCACCTCGAGCCCGCCCCAGCTGTCGGCCGCCAGCGCGCGAGACCGGCGTGTCCAGCGGATGGTCAGATCGCCGGGTGTACGCGGCCAGCGCCATGGTTGCTCGACATGGGCGACAGAGAAGGGTCGCAGCCCGACGCCTTCGGGCGTGAAAGATTGCCCCACATAGGTCTCGTCGCTGACCGGGCGGCCCGCCGGGCCGATGCGCCAGTTCCACGGGATGCCGAGATCGGCTTCGGCGATCGGCAGCGAGGCGAGGCTGTCGTCGAGTATCACCACCCGTGCGCCCGCGGGCGTTGGATTCCCCATAGCACCCTCGGTGCCGCGTTGGCCTCGCAGCAGCCGGGTCAGCCGATATCTGCCTGGTGCGATCAGGTCTGCCGCGCCAGCTTGCACGATCTCCCAAACACCGGGCGCGCTCTCGATGGCCAATGCATTGGCGCTGCCGAACAGGCTCAAGTCGGTGACGCTCTCTATCGTGCCCGACAGGAGATCGACGACCAGAACGTTGCCGAGGTCGAAGCGGGACGTTGGCCCGGCATGGAAATCCGATACCAGTGTGCCGATCCGAGCGCGAGTGCCGAAGCTTGTGAGCAGTTCGAAACCATCTGTCGACGGGCTGTGGAACACTGCGATCTCGCCCGGCCACGGCACGGCATGCGCCGCGACGAAGGGGCGGTGCGCGGGTTGGTCCTCGGTGAGCTGTGGCAGGTCAAGGAGAACCGCTTCAGGTGCACCGAAGACGACCGGTTGCTCGACTGCCGTGGACAGCTGTGTGCCGGATGGAAGATCATAGGCTTCGCGATCCTGCCGGACCGCTTCGATACCGCGGGCATCTGCGTCGGCGATGGAAACGAGCCGCAGCGGGACAGTTCGCCCGTCATGGACGAACGACACGACGTCGGCCGGATCGAGTGCCAGCCGCGAGGGCGGCAGGCGGAAGACCGTGCGCTCGCGGCCGGTCCATGATTCCATCAGCGCGCGCCGGCAGCGCCGTTCGGCCTCCTCGGGCGGGACCGCCATGGGGAAGGTCTCGGAGGCGATGCGCGTCGTGTCGACGGTGATGCGCCGGGCCTCGACCAGCGCCGCATCGTAGTCCTCGTCTGCGCGGGCGACTTGCCATTTGAGCGCCAGTGGCAGTTCGCTCTCCTGAGCGCGGGTGAGTTCAAGAACGTCGCCCTCGCGCGCGGCGACGAGATCGTCTGGCGCGACACTGGCCACTGCAGCCCGGCCACGCATGACGAAACGGATCACGCCCTCGGTCTCGACCGCGTCGAAGCTGAAGTGCCGCGCAAGCGTGGTGATCGAGGCGCGCGGGCTTTCCAGTGCGCCAATGGTGTAGCCTTCAACCGCCCCCCAGAGGCCGGTGACGTCGATCCGGTCCTCGGGCAGTCCAGCGCGCAGGCAGAGATGGCGGACAAGGGCCGCGAGTGACACCGCGCCGAGACGGCCGGTCAGCCAATGGCCGAGCCGCCAGTTGGCGCCATCCGTCCAGACATCGGTCAGGGCCGGGAAGAACGAGTAGGGCCGCGCGTCCCAGGTCCAGGCGGCGCATTCGGGAATGTGCACCATCCGGCCGCCATAGACCGACGATATCGGGTTGTTCGCCGCTTCACCCCAGAACAGATACGTCGCCTCGAGATAGGCCCGCTGGATCGTGTCGTCCCGTCCGCCGCGGGAGAAGTAGGGCACGAAGCTTTCCGACGATTTCGGATCGAAGAACACGTTGGGCTGGTTCGTGCCACGGTCAATGGCGGGGCAGCCCAACTCGGTAAAGCGGATCGGCTTCGATTCCGGGACCCATGCGGTGGGCGTGGCGCTCTCCGTGCCGCCCGGACGGTCGTAATGAAGGTTCGACCACCAGGCGCGCAGATCCTTGTAGCGGAAGACCCACGGCTTGTTGGCCGCACCGTCCGTGATGGGCGTGCGTACCTGCGCGGTGCGATCCGCGGCGCTTGCATAGAACCAGTCGAAACCTTCGCCGCCCGCGATGTTCCCCTGCAGGTAGGCCCGGTCGTAGATCGCGGGCCAGCCCTCTGCCGCGTCGGCATGCTCGAACCCGTCGCGCCAATCCGACAGCGGCATGTAATTGTCGATGCCGATGAAATCGACGTTTCCGTCCACCCAGAGCGGGTCGAGGTGGAAGAAGACATCACCGCTGCCATCAGCTGGTTGATGACCGAAATATTCTGACCAGTCGGCTGCGTAGCTGATCGCCGTGTCAGACCCGAGGATGGCCCGCACGTCCGCAGCCAGATCGCGGAAAGCCTGTACAGCGGGATACGCGCTGGCGCCTGAGCGGATCGTGGTCAGCCCGCGCATCTCGGTGCCGATCAGGAACGCATCGACGCCGCCGGCTGCCGCACACAGATGGGCATAATGCAGCACCATGCGCCGCAGGCCCCAATCGTCGGCAGGTCCGGTCCAGGTGACTGTCCCGCTCGAAACGGCGAAGTCCGAGGGGCTTGCATTGCCAAAGAAGGCTGCGATCTGGCTTGCCGCAACAGCCGTCTTGTCGACCGACCCTGTGAAGCCCGCCGCCGGTGAACACGTGATCCGTCCGCGCCAGGGAAAAACCGGCTGGCCCGTCCCGCTGGCATTGTCGGAGTAGGGGTTGGGCAGCGTGTTACCGGGCGGGACGTCCATCAGGATGAAGGGATAAAAGGTCACACGCAGCCCGCGCGCCTTCATTTCCCGGATTGCCTGCACCACGGCAAAGTCTGCAGGTGTGCCGCCATAGACCGGCCGGTCTTCGTCATCGCGGCTGACGAGATGAGCCGCGGACCGGCTGACACCGTTGACATTCCAGGTCTGCGGGCTTGTGATTTTGGAGGAGACCTCGACTCCCGGCCGGATGGAGCACTCGCCGGCGCGCAGGTCGTTGCCGAACCACGAGACCACGAGGCTGACACTCTCGACCTTCGGCGCCATGGCCTGCAGCCGGTCCAGCGCCACGACCATGTCGGTTGTGTCTGAGCGCGCGTTCAGGTTTTCGGGCACTTGCGCGCCACCACTGCCCTTGCGGATGCCGGTGGTGGCATAGGCGAACTCGCCTGACGCCGGGATCATGGTGACGGCCCTGGTCAGTCCTTCAGCGGTGTCGGGATCGGCGAGCGGCCGGAAGACCTCGAAGGAGAGCTGCGGCAGGCGGTTGCCATAGTCCCCGAGCGGGAGGTCCTCGAAGACGACATAGGCCGTGCCGCGATAGGCGGGCGTGTTCACAGCCCCGGTTTTAGCTGCGATGAATGGATCCACCGTCTGGGTCTCGTCGCCGGGATACCAGCGCCACGTGACGCCACTGGTGTCGAGAAGCTTTCCATCTGCCCAGATGCGGCCAATGCCCGTGACAGGGCCTTCGCAGAGTGCTACGGCAAAACTTGCGTAATAGAGATACTCGGTGGTCTTGATCTTGCCGCCGCCCCCTTTGCCGCCACCCTGCGTGGTGGTCCGGGTTTCCTCCCGGAAATCGGTCGCCCAGATCACGTTGCCGCCCATGCGCATGCGGCCGTAGAGGCGCGGGATCACCGCACCTTCCGTGGACGAGGTGATCCGAAGGCTATCGAGTCTCGGGCCTTCGATGCGCTCGGTGGGCGCCAGCGACGACATGATCCAGCTGTCGACAACAGAGCCGATTGCCGAACCGGCAAAACCGCCGATGGTGGCAGCCGTGACCCCGAGGATCGACCCGCCGATGCTGCCGCCAATGGCGGTGCCCGCAGCTGCAAGAACAAGAGTTGCCATCAACAGGCCTCAGGGCTTTGGAAACAGAAAGGCGAAGGCGATGCGCCGCCGCCACGGCCTTGTCAGCGGTTCCTCGATCACACCCAGCCTTTCATAAGCGTGCAGGAAGGTCGCGGTGCCGGTCAGAATCCCGACATGCTTGGCGATGGCGTTCTGTTTCATCCGGAAGAGCACCAGCGCGCCGGGACAGGCCTCGGCAAGCGGCACCTCCATCATCATGGAACGTGCGCCCTCGGCCAGTACCTCGCATTGTCCTGTTTCGCCCCAATCGCGGGAATAGGGCGGGATCGGAAACGGTTCGGGGCCCACCACGTCGCGCCAGACGCCACGCGCGAGACCGAGGCAGTCGCAGCCAACACCCTTGAGGCTTGCCTGATCATGATACGGCGTGCCGAGCCATGACCGCGCCGCCGTGATCACCCTGTCAGGGCAGGCAGGCGTCACAGGACACCCCCGTCATGGCCGCCATCCCGGGTCGCGTAGCGCAGAATGGTGTCTTGTCCCGGAATGTCCGGAAATCCCCGGAAATTTGCGGTGTTTGAGAACTTGGCGCCACAGGTCCCGATCCGTTTGTCGCAGCCTGCGCGGATGGTGAAGGTATCGCCCCCGGCGATGGCGCGGACAGGGGCTTCGATGAGGGTCAGGATCGCAAGACCCTCTGTCACGTCGTGGCCGAGCACTTCCACGCTGCGCCCGGCATTCGCACCGGTGATCCATTCGATGGTGCCGAAGGCGAACCAGCCGGCCGCAAAGCCGTCGAGCCCGGAAGTAGCAAATGCCCTGTCCCTGAAGTGGTCAATCACGGTACCCGCGCCCTTGTAGGCCGGGGTGTCCAGATCGATGCCACAGCGCGTATCACCGAGCGCCGCATCGCAGGTGGCTTGAAAGGTGCGCCCGACCGTTTGACCCAGCACATGGGCCAGCGACCGGATCTCGGCCACGAAGGCCAACCGCCCGCGCCGGATCTGGCCAATGGCCCCGCGCCGGATCAGGACACGTTGGCCGGTGTCTTGCCAGTTCACCCGCCAGAGCTCGACCTCGGCATTGTCCCAGCGGCCATCGAGGATGCCGGTTTCGGTGATCTTGTCAGACGTCAGCACGCCCTCCGCATCTTGCGCGTCCACGGACAGGTCCGAACCGGACCGCACTTCGGAGGCTGTCAGCCCGCTTTCCGGTTCGAACTCCGTTCCGTCAAAGGCGAGCGTCCGGTCGTGATCGGTAAAGCCGAAGGTGACACCGTCGGAACGGGTGATCCGCCAGCACCAGGCAAGCGTTGTGGTGCCCTCGTCGAGATGGGCCTGAAGGGCAGGGGCGATCTGTTTCATTCAGGCAACCCGCATCCTGCGTCCAGCATGCGGATCAGCCGGGCGCCCGTCATGACCGAGCGCGGACCACCGTCTTCTGCCAACGCGGCAGCGTGGTCCGTCGCTGGCTGCTCAAGACCGGCACAGAGCGCGCTTTCATTGACGGCCACGCTGGCGCAACCAGAGGCGAAGAGCAGTGCGATCATCGCCCAGATCGGCTTCTGCATTGTCCATCCTTTCACGGGTTTGTCTCGCGGCCGTGCGATCCCGCTCAGCGCGGCGCTTGCGTTCATCGGCGGCTCCGAGCTTGCGGACACGCCACAAAAGAGCGGCAAACCCGGCCAGCAGTGCGGCGAGAGCAGCTATTCGGGAAATGAACTCAGTCACGGGTCTGAAACCCGCGTTCGATCCGGTCCCGCAGCCCGATCAGCCCAAGACCGAGGAACATGAGCCCGGCAGGCGAGGCATCGCCGCTGCCAGCCAGCAGTGCAATAAGGTTTGACACCTGGTCAAGCGGCCCGGTGGCGGGCAGCACCAGCGAGGCGGCTCCGGTGGAAAAAGCCAGCAGCCCGGCCCACCAGGTCATGGAGTTGGGTCGAAAATAACGCATGGATCAGGCTTTCCGGAACAGGTTGGCGGCATGGGCGGCCAGCTGGGCAAGCCACCCGGACGGCGCAGGACGCATAGGTTTGCGGGCAGGGGGCTTGAACGGTTCCGCTGGATGGAGCAGCGCCAATGCCTCGTCGCCTGAAAGCTGGCGGACAGGCCGGCGGAAATTGACGCGCCCCGCAGGATCCACTGACCAGACCGGGATTGTCCCGCCGGGATAGCGGCCATGAAGGAACAGGCGCTGTTCGGCTTCGCGGCGCGGAAGGATTGAGGCCGGGCGCCGCCAGTTCAAAAACGCATCAGCGGCAGCAACGCGGTCACCGGCATTGAGATGCCGGGTCAGGGCGGCCCTGGCAATGCCGCCGGTGTTGAAGTGGAAGGACACCAGCGCGTCGAACTCGTGCGGGGCCAGCGGGACTTTCACGGCGCGCAGGACGGCGGCCTCGTAGCTTTCAATGTCTGCCTTGAAGATCTTGAATGCCTCACGGATCAAGGCGTCCAGATCGTCCGGCATGCCTCGTGGCATGGTGGCCGGGTCGGGCGAACCGGCCGCACGCGTATGGCCGATGCCGAACGTCCAGACCTGGTTCACATCCCGGTAGGGGCCGGGAACAATGCCTTCGTGCCGGACAAGGCTCAGCAGCCCGCGGCCGGACATCTTTTTTGCGGTCATGTGCATGGGACTACCTCAAGAGCGAGAGGACCAGGATCAGGGCGGCAACAGCGAGCCCGATGCGCAAACGATGGGTGAAGGCGCGTCCGGGATCTGCCGGGTTGCTGCGGAGCCAACGCGCGAGGCGGATCAGCTCATTCATCGGCGTCGTTCTCCCTTGCGCGGTGCAGCCGGGCCAGCAGCATTTCGATGAAGGCCGGACCGAAGACGCCGACAAGATAGGCGGCCGATCCGGCAGCGCCACCGGCCGGAATTGCCTCTGGCGGGAGGTTGAGCCATGCGGTTACAAGGGCCATGGACAGGCTGCCCATCCCGGCGGCGATCAGACCACCAAGCAGGATATGCCGGAGCGCATCGCGCAACCGCATCTTTGTGGTCAGCGCGTTCGTGGCTCCGCCAAGCGCACCCCATGCGGCAAGGATCACGGCCGTTGACGCCGCGAGTTCCCGCAGCACGGCGGCAACGAAGCTGCCTGTGTCATTCATCGCCGGATCTCCAGAAGCGGGATGGAGGTGATCGAGCCGAGCCGCTCAAGATCGAGTGTTACGTCGAGCACATCGGTGTCGAAGCGAACCGGTACGTCGAAGGCGAAGCCGGCGGTAACAGCAGCACCTCCCGCCGGGGCGCTGTTGAAGGTCACGATGCCTGTGGCCGTGTCGACGGACCAGCCGCCGGACCAGCCGCCGGACCAGCCGCCGGACTGCTCCACGCCGTCAACGGCAATCCGCACAGTGCCGGCGACCGGCCTGGTAATCCTTCGCACCCATGTCTGTTCGCCGGACACGTAATGCTTCACAAGCTGGAAGGCGTTCGTGCTGCCGTCGCCGGTGCCGATTGCCTGGTCGGTTGGTGATGGCGTGGCGGATGGCTGGCAGGACTTGTGATCCGCCCAGTCCTTGAAGCGGAAGCCATGGAGCCGCCCGTTCCGGGCCTCGAAGAAGGCCACCACCGTTGCCAGATCGTCGGCGCGGCGGATGCCATAGGCCACATCATAGCGGCGGCGCGAGTTGGCCCAGCTGGCGTTGCGCTCCTCGTCGCCAGAGGCCAGCTCGACGACCTGTGTGCGCCGCTCCGGCCCGCCGCGCGCGCCGCGGCTGATAGTGTCGGGAAACCGGACCTCGTGGAACGCCATCAAAGCCCCCTTCGGCCGAGCGACACGGCACGGGCGATGTCTGCGGCGACCTGAGTGCGGGATTGCCGGAAGCTTTCCGCGTCACGGGTCATGATGGTGACACTGATGCCGCCCGCATCGTAGGCCCGTGCCTCGGGTCGCGAGAGAACCCGCTCGCCCCGTTGCAGGATCGCGGGCACCTCGTCGTGACGAAGTCCGGCCATGCCACCGCCATGCATGCGGGGCGCGGCTGCAAAGGCGGCGGCCGGGACCATGCGCGAAGGACCCGGTGTTCCGGCAATCCCCCCCGCATGCAGGACGCTGGCAAAAATCCCGCTCGCACCAGAGAGGGCACCAGAAAACGCGTTTGCGATCGGGCCCAGAATGAATTTGCGCGCGGTGAGTTTTGCAAGGTCAGCCAACAAAGAGCTCACAAGGTCGCGGACGTTCAATTTGCCAGTCCGGACAAACTCCCCGACTGCGTTTTCTGCAGACTGGAAAGCGCTGACAAGGCTTTGGCCAATGTCACCGCCGATCTCATTCGCCTTGCCGGCATAGTCCGACAGCGCGTTGGTGACCGATCTCCAGCCGGTGACACTTGCTTCAACATCCGGTTTGGCCGCCTTGACTGCGTCATCGGCAGCAGCACCGGCGTTCCGCGCGGCCTGTCCGGCGCTGGCAAGTGCGGTCTCAAACCGCCCTGCGGCGGCAGAAGCCCCGGCCAATGCACCGGCACCTTCTTCATTCGTGCCTGTGACCGCTTCGCGGAGCGCCTGCCAGCTTTTCAGAGGTGCGCGTGCCTGCTCTGTCAGATCGCGTGCGGAGCCCCGGTACATGCCTGCAGATTCCAGTGCACGGGTCGCAGCACCCTTAAGGCCTGGATCTGGTGCGGTCAGCGGGTTGTCCTCAAAGGCCCGGTTGAACGCCTCCTCCGCTGCGGTTGTTGCTGCCGTTGCCGCGCCTTCGAAGCGGTTCGCGATCTGCCCGAGATCAAGATCCGGGATGATCGATACACGCCGTTCGGATCCGAGCGTTTCCAGCCCCTGGTTGATCCCGCCGATGAATGTGTTGATGCGCGAGACGACGCCATTCAGCATCGCTTCAACGCCGTCGATCAGGCTGTTGGCCGCCTGAAACGCGAGATCGCCGATGGCG